TAATTCCGTGGCCTTTGGCGGTGCCCTGGCTTTGGTGCTGGTTCTGTATGTCTGGCTGGCTGGTTGAGCATGGCCGCCGATGGTCTTTTTGATTTCGAGGGGGAACAGTTGACTGTGTTGGAGCTCGCCAAGAGAGTGTTGCCTGGTGGTGTACCGGCGGTGCCGGTTGTTGCGAGGCCGGTGGCCGACCAGGCACCCACGCCACGCCGGGTGGGACGGCCGCGCAAGAACAGCGCCTCAATTCAAGTCGCAAAACAAAAAAACGGCGGGCGGCTGCTGAGGTTATGGGATCAGGCCATACGCCCTCGGCCTGGCCCGTTGTATCTCCAAGAAATTCAAACCATCAACCAACAAACACTGTCGATACTGCCACAATTACGCCTGCGGTCTTCGCGGCTCAAGAATTAAAGCATAACAATCTCTGGGGGGATTTATGGAAGCCATTGCCAAGGCCGATCTGCACCCGGCCGCCATGCGCGAAACCAGGGCGGCCATGCGCCATCTCTTGGGCGCCCAATACCTGGAGCGGGTGGCGGTCTACCAGAAGCTGATCCGCAACATCATGTCAGAACACGACCTCACCCCGGAGATGGCCCTGGAGCAAATCATCAATATCCTGGACGCCACTGCCGCCGAGGTCAACCATGTGACTCTCGGGCTGTTGGTGTCTGCCGCGGTCGAGATCAACGAGATCGGCTCCGCTGAGGCAGTGGCCGGTCCCTGCTCCGGAGGGCTGCTCTATGCCTGAGTCTAAAATCCGGATCGATCACCGTAGCGCCTTGGTTCGACTGCTGCGTCATTGTTCAGTCGACCAGGACAGCTTCGAGTCTGCAATGTTTCACTTCGATCAGGCCGTTGAACAGGCACAGGGTGAAGATGGCGATGAAGACCACGGCGAGGAAACGCGGTCATGATAGTCGTCACCAGATGGACGCTGGTTACCCTGGGCATTGCCGGCGCAATCTTGAACGCCCGAGGGATGCGTGCGAGCTTCATCGTATGGGTCGTGGCCAACGCAGGGATGCTGTCATTAAACGTGGCCACTCACCGTTATCCTGAGGCCATCCTGTTCGGAGTCTACCTGCTAACAGCTGTCTACGGCTGGTTGCATTGGGGAAGGAAGCCATGATGGTTTTTATCCCTGGTCTGCATCTAACCGTGGGCCATCCCCTAGGGATACTCCGAGAGGGAGCCGGAGCCCCGGTCAGTATCGCGGCACGAAAGGGACGAGTTGCCGGGATGGCCGTACCTTCTTCCCTCCCCTTCGCTGTTTCCCCCCCTCCCCCTTCTACCAGAAGGTCAAGCCAAAGGTCGAATACTGTCACCAGCTGTAGCCAAGCCCGCCGGAACATCGCGGGTCCTTCGCCGAGACAGAGGTACGCAAGGGTACGCAGACCCCGGTGGTCGTGCACACTCGAAATCGGAAATTGTTTGGAATTTTGGAATTTTTGCAAAGTGGATGACGTTCTGTGCCCGCTTGTCTGTCTCAGCACACCTGGCCATCACCCTTTAACGGTGCAACCGGCATGACAAAAGAACTGCAATCCTGCCCCCATTGCCGCCGCCGTGTCCCTCCGGCCTGCCCGCATTGCGGGAGTTTCCGAGTTCAATTCAATGGCCGGCGCGGCATTCATCAACGATGTGTCTGCCGTGGGTGCGGCAGACTTTTCACGATCGGCTCCCGGGGACGGATCAGCGCGGCAACCTGGTCAATAGTGGATGAACTATTGCGGGCCGGGGTCGAGGTTAAGGTGATCAGCCAGGCGGTGAATATCTCCCGGCGGCATGTCTATAACCGGCAGAAGTCTTTGGAGTTCAACTGATGACCGACCAGGGGGAAAAGACCATCGCCGAAGAAGTCGAGGCCCGGCGCCAGGCCGAAGCGGCCGAAGACGCCGCCGTCGAAGAGCAGGAGATTAGCTCGGATTTCGTCTGGGAGTGCTTCCGCGCCAACGAAATCGGCGATTCGATCCTTTTCACCGCCAAGCATAAAAGGCGCTTCATCCATAACGCCGACACCAAGAGCGAATGGCTCATGTTCGAAGGTCATTCCTACAAGGTCGATCGCACCGGCCGGGCGCTGGCCGCGGTCGAGGATGTCGCCCTGCTCTACCTTGATGAGACTGAAAAACTCAAGGCCCAAATCTCCGAGGCGGCGGCAGCCGAAGACAACAACCAGGTCAAGAACCTTCGCGGCCAGGTCGAAGCCCTGAAGAAACGGGCCAACCGCCTGCGCTCGGTACCCGGCCGCAAGAATTGCCTGGAATGCGCCGCCACGAATCAGGATCCCATCGTCACCACCTACGATGAGCTGGACCAGGATCCCTGGTTGCTCGGGGTGGCCAACGGCGTGATCGATCTCCGCACCGGCAAGCTACGCCCGGGCCGGCCGGAAGATCTAATCACCAAGGCCAGCCCGATCGAGTTCAAGGGTATCGAGGTGCCGTGCGACCGGTGGAAGCAGTACCTCAAGGAATGCCTCGATGACGACGAGACCATCCAATATCTGCAGAAGGTCCTGGGCTATACCATCACCGGGCTGCGCATCCTCAGGATTTTCCTGGTTTTCTTCGGCGAACGTGCCCAGAACGGCAAAGGCACTCTGATGGACATCATGTTCCACATCCTGGGTCCATTGGCGGGGCCGATCCAAAGCGAAATGCTTACCGCCCAGCGCAACGTCAAAAGTTCATCCGGACCCAGCCCGGACGTAATGGACCTCAAGGGGAAACGATTGGTCTGGGCCTCGGAACCCGAGGAAGGCCAGCGATTTGCCGTCGGCAAAGTTAAACTCTACTCCGGCGGAGATCCCCTGGTCGGTCGCTTCCCCAACGATCGAAACCAAACCACTTTTTTCCCGACCCACACCTTGTTCATGCTAACCAACCACAAACTGCACGCCCCGGCCGACGACAACGGCTTCTGGATTCGCCAAAAGCTCATAGATTTCCCTTACACCTACGTCGAAGATCCCAAGGAACCCTGGGAAAGGAAAGCTGTTGGAGATCTCTTCGACCAACTCAAAAAAGAGGCTTCCGGGATTCTCGGCTGGCTGGTGGCCGGGTGCCTGCTCTGGCAAAAGGAAGGCATGAAGACCCCGGAGAAGATCCGCAAGGCCACCGCCCAGTATCGCCGGGCCGAAGATCAGATCGCCGACTACATCGATCAATGCTGCAAGATCAACCCCAACTCACGCTCCGGTGCCACCGATCTATACAAGGTCTTCAAGTTCTGGTGGGTGGCCAACGTCAACAACAAGCCATTGTCACAGCGCAAATTCGGCGACCTGATGACCTTGCGCTTCGACAAGGAACAGCCCACCGGCAGGGTGGAATACCTGGGGGTCGAAATTGACATTCAGGGAGATTACTACGCCCGGGCCATGAGGTCGAAAGATGACTAGGACCGGACCATTTAGAGGATCAGACATTCTCCCTATGGTTTATGAGGATTTTTGCGTTTATGTTTTTTTGCAAAGAACCCTGTATAAACCCTCTAACCCTCTAAACCCTTTCCAGAAAAGAAAAAGAAGGAAGGAGGTTTAGAGGGTTATGGAAACGGTACTCGATCTAGTCCAAGGCTGCGGGGTCAATCCCGGGCGGCCGATCGGCCGCAAGCGCGAACATCACTGCGCCTGCCCGGGCTGCGGCGGCAGCAAGCGCTTTCGGATCTGGCCGGAAGACAACAACGGCGCCGGCTCCTATGACTGCCGGGATTGCGGCAAACGCGGCGACAATATCCAGTTCTGTCGCGACTTCCTCGGGCTCGACTTCCGGGCCGCGGCCGAGCGCTGCGGCCGGCATGACCTCCTGGATGAACTTGCCGGCAGGAAGCCGAAACCACGCCAAGCCAAATCTCCCAGCCTGCCGGCAGCCCCCCGGCCCATCGACTGGAACCCGCCATCGTATAACTGCCCGCCGGAGGCCTGGGTAGCTCAGGCCAACGAATTCGCCCACCAGTGCCACCTGGCCCTGATCGCCAACAAGAAGCTGATGGACTGGCTGGCCGGTCGCGGCATCACCGCCGAGGCCGTGGCCCGCTACTCCCTGGGCTGGAACCTCGGCAACGGCGGCAAGCCGCTGTTCAAGTCTCGCAAAACCTGGGGGTTGCCCCTGGAGGCCAACGAGCAGGGCAGGAACAAGCCGCTCTGGATCCCGGTCGGCCTGGTCATTCCCTATCTGCTCGACAACCAGGTGGTCAGGCTGCGGATCCGGCGGCCGAAAGCCGAGCGCGATAAGTTCCTGCCGGAGGTGAAATACTACGTGGTCCCGGGATCATTCATGGGCACCATGGTTTTGGAGCCGCACCGCCGGGCCTTCGTGGTCATCGAGGCCGAGCTCGACGCCATGGCCTGCGCCGTGGCCACCGAGCTTTGCGGCGCCGTCTCGGTCCAGACCCTGGAGGGCAAGCCGGACAGCTTCGCCCACCAGGTCCTGAGCAGCAGCCTGCAGATCCTCGAGGCCCTGGACGTTGGCGACCTGGGCGCCGCCTCCATCGTCGGCAAGCGGGCCCGGGCCTGGTGGCGCGCCACTTACCCGGATATCTGCGAACGCTGGCCGGTACCGCGCGGCAAGGATCCGGGCGAAGCCTTCGCGGCCGGGGTCGACCTGGGCGAATGGCTCACCGCCGGCCTGCCCCCGATACTCACCGTCACCGCCTCGGCCCCGGTCCCAGAAAAACCGGTGGAAGTCATCCCCGAGGTTTCCGGACAGTCAGCCGTTTCTTCTGGCCTGCGGAAGGAAGGGGGCAACTTTACCAGCCCCGTGGCGGAGTTGCGCGAATTGCTGCGGGAAACCGGCCTGGTGGTGGTCAAGCGGGAGCGCGGCGCCGAGCTGGGGATCGCCGGCGGGCGGCCGGGGCTGTCGTTCGATCTCAAGCGAAAAGTCGGCCGGCTGATCTTCCAGGATCCGGAAGTCGGCGCATACATCGATCAATTGCCGGACGGATTGCTTCGCCCGGCGGATCTTGGGCAATAGGGCCTTTCGAGCCCGGCAAACCATGAACAGGAGCGTGTAAATGAAGATCATCGGCATATCGGGGAAAATAGGTTGCGGAAAGACGGTGCTCGGCCGGCGGTTGGTCGAGTTGCTCGGCAACGGCTGGGTAAAAGTGTCCTTTGCCGACGTACTCAAGCGTGAGGTTGCCGGGCTGTTCAGCATCCCGCTGGATTGGTGCTACAACGCCAAGGATCGGCTGGTAGATGTCATCCACCAGTTGGCTCCGGCTCCGAAAATGACGGTACGCGAGATCCTGCAGTGGTGGGGTACCGACGTGCGCCGGAAAGAAGGTACGGAATATTGGAACAAGCAGCTGCTGGTGGTGCTGCTTGTTCTTGCCGTCAAAGGAGCCAAGGGCGCGGTGATCGACGATGTCCGTTTGCCGAACGAGGCGACTTTGGTCCGGACACTGCAAGGCGCTTTGGTCCGCCTCGATATGTATCCTGGCTACCATCAGGCCGCTGCCGGCGCCGAACATATCACGGAGACAGCCCTGGATGACTGGACGGACTGGGATTACCGCAACGCCCCGGAATTCGGCCAGCTCGATGCCGAGGCCATGCGGATCATCGAGCAGTTTTCCGTGGGCGGATTTTTCACCAAAACGAACCAGCCGGCCAACGGCGGGCTTTCCCCGGAAGAGCTGGCCGCGGCCCATAAGAAAGGCCATATTGTTTACCGGCCTAAAGTCAAGATAGAAAACGGCAAGCCGGTTATCCGCACCCACGACGCCAAAGGCTATGTGGTCGAAAACGAAACCGGCGCCATTCGCCGTTTCAAGAAGCGCTATCGGGTATCGAAAAAGCAGCGGCGCAAACTGAAGGCCGCCGTCAAAGCCGAAGGCCGCCAGGTGGTTCCGCACCGGTCCGGCGGAGGCGCGCCGGTATGAGCACCAAAATCGAATGGGCCGAGGAAACCTGGAATCCGGTCACCGGCTGCACGCCGATCAGCCCCGGTTGCGTCAATTGCTACGCCAAGCGGATGGCCAAGCGGCTGGCCGGCCGTTGCGGCTACCCGGGTGAAAACCCTTTTGCGGTCACCCTGCATCCCGGCCGCCTGGAACAGCCCATGACCTGGAGCAAGCCCCGCCGGGTCTTCGTTTGCTCGATGAGCGACCTGTTCCACGAGGCGGTCACGGACGGCTTCCTGGTCCAGGTCTTCTCGGCCATGCGCCGGGGCATGACGGAACGCGGCCACACCTTCATGGTGCTGACCAAGCGTCCGGCCAGGATGCGCGAGTTCCTCTCCCGGCTGCGTTGGAACGGCGGGGTCCTGGCCCTGGATGCCGTTGGCGGCCGTTTTGCCCCCATGGCCGGCGTCCAGTTGTTGCTCGGGGTAACCGTCGAAAACAGCGATCAACGCCGGAGAATCCCGGAGCTGCTCAACACCCCGGGAATTCGCCGCTTCGTCTCGGTGGAGCCGATGCTGGAGCCGATAGATCTCACCCCCTGGCTGCCCTGGCTGGACTGGGTGATCTGCGGCGGCGAGACCGGCCCGGGCCATCGCCCCATGTCCGGCCTTTGGGCCATGGATCTGCTGGAACAGTGCCGGGCCTACGGGGTGCCGTTTTTCTTCAAGCAGATGGCCGGCAAGTCCACCCCCCTGCCCAAATCGCTCCAGGTCCGGGAATTCCCGGCCGGGATGCTAGATGCCGCCCCGGAGAAGCAAAACCATGTGTGACAAAATCGAAAAATGCGCCCGCTATGCCAGGCTGGTCTGCGAAGAGCTGGATGGCGGCGACGGCTGTTTTCTCCAGCGCGATGAAAGCAGAGGCAGCCAAATATTGACAACCATGTCAGGAGCCCCCATGGAAAATCAGGAATTACTTGAAGCCAACGAGTCGCTGAAAAAGACCAGCCGGATCCTCTTCGGCGAAGCGGCGGAGCTCCGGCTGGTCGATCCGCGTGTCGGAGGATCTCGACAGGATCCTGGAGCAATCCAGCAAGACCGACCTCACCGTGCTGATCTCCGCCAAGGAGGAAGCCAAGCGGAAAGTCCTGGCGGAGGCCACCCCGTCCAACCTAGCCGCCCTGGACAAGGCCACCAGAATGCTGGAGGCCAATCGCATGAGTAAGGCGATCAAGGAGAAAGCGGCCAAGGACAAGGCTGAGAAATGGAAAACCAAGGCCGATGTGCTCGAATACCTGAAGAAGAAATGGGCGGTTGAGAAATCGACTTTTTACAACCACTCTAATCCGGCGCACCGAGATGGCGGAAAGCTCAACAAGGTCAAGGGCTGGTACCTGAAAACCCATGTCGACGCCTATGCCGAGAAGTACCTGGTGCCGCTCGATGGAGCCACGGACGACGAGCAAAGCGGTTTGCAGCGGGACAAGCTCCAGGGCGAGATCCGCTACCAAACGGTCCGGTCCGAAAAGGCCGAGTTGGAGCTGGACATCCTCAAAGGGAAATACCTGCCCCGCGACCAGTTCGACCTGGAGATGGCCGGCCGGGCCGGGGTGCTTGACAACTCGTTCAACCACCTGATCGAGTCGAGGGCACAGGAGATCATCGCCCTGGTCGGCGGCGATCAGAAAAAGGCCCCGGAGTTTATCCACTTCATGAAGGTTGCAAAAGACCAGATGTTGTCGGAGTTCGCCACCACTAAGGAATTTCAGGTAATCGTCAAGCCGGGCAAAACCGGCGAATAAGGAGAAACCATGGAACTGAACCCGAATCACCAGGTGACAAGAACGGTCAGCGAGCACTGGCACAAGGTAGCCGCCTTGCTGATGAAAAAGGCCGGGATGGAGCATGTCGTCATCACCGAGGCCGATATTGCGGCGCTGGAAAATTTAAACCAGGCGATAGTCATCGATGCCCGGGCGGATGGCCTCCACGTCAGCCTGGTCGATATGGCCACCGCCGAGAAGCTGGCCCGGCAAGAAGGAGGGTTGCCGACATGAAAAACAAGCTGATCGATCTGAACAACCATCTATTCGCGCAACTGGAACGGCTGTCCGACGAAGAGACCACCGGAGAGAAACTGAAAGAGGAAATTGAGCGCTCCCGGGCTGTCGGGACCATTGCCCGCAACATCATCGACAATGCGGCTCTCGCTCTGGCCGCCAGAAAGGCTTTGTACGACAAGGTGCCAAATCTGCCAAAGATGCTCGATGAAGGCAATGAAGAAAAGTAAACCGCATCGTTATACTCCCGGGCAGATCAGTTTCCTGCAGGAGAAGTACCAGGAATATTCCCTGCCGATCCTGGTGTGGGCCTTTAACCAGACGTTCGGAACCTCCCTGGCCGAGAGCCGGATCCGTTCGGCGCTGCGCAATCACCACATCCGGTCCGGGCGCACCGGCTGGTTCAGACAGGGGGGCATCTCGTGGAATCTCGGCAAAAAGGGGTATATGGGCGCCAATGCCACCAGTTTCCGGCCTGGCAACTTGCCGCACAACCATAAACCGCTTTGGAGCGAGAGGGTGGGGAAGGATGGCTATATTGAGATGTCCGTCCCCGAGCGCAACCCTTACACCGGCTTTCCGACCCGTTACAAACACAAGCACGTCTGGCTCTGGGAACAGGCCAACGGCCGGAAGCCGAAGGGGACGGCGGTGATTTTCAAGGACGGCGATATTCGCAACTTCGAGCCTGATAACCTGGTGCTGGTTACCCGAACCGAGTTGCTGGCCATGAATCTGCACGGTTACAAGGACCAGCCCGCGGAGCTAAAACCTTCGATCCTGGCTCTGGCGAAAGTTGAGGCCAAGGCAGGAATAAGGACGCGTCCCGCTCGCGGACGAAATAGGTAACGATTGAAGCCAGGCGACCGCGCCTGGGAAACTTGCCCGCAAGGCCGTCCGCTCCCCGCGGTCGGCTGGGCTGACTGGTTGTACTTCAAAGCCGAGGAGGAACGATATGCCGAAAGCAGCAATTGCCATAGACGATTGGAAGTTGCCTATTTTTGAGCGCCATTTGGCCGGTGCTGGGTATGAGTTTGGACAACACCCCGGCCTGACCGGAAACACTTTGACGCTTACCGTGACCACACCATGCTTAAACGCTTTGGCGGTGGTGGTGCGGGAAGCAAATACCGAAGCTGCAAAAAGGAGAATGCAATGAGCGAACAACCGAAAACCTGCATGATCGACGGCGAAGCCGTGGATCCCAACCACCGAGATATTAACCCGGCCACTGGGATGCAAAAGGGCTACGTCGTTCTGTGTCCTGAAGAGAGAGCCAAGGGGTTTGTCCGGCCGGTGCGCCGGAGCTACAGACACACCAAATGCGGCACGGTGACGACGATGGGCCAAGCCCTGGCCGAGACATACGCCCGTGACCCGAAGTTTTACAGCGGCACATTCTGTTGTGGTTGTGGCACCCATTTTCCGGTTGCGGGTTTCACATGGGAGCCGGATGGCTCCGTAGTGGGTTCTTGAAGTACAACGCCGAACTAACCAGACCGGGGCTGGTGGCCGGAGATAGTTCACGCCGGATTTGCCCCGGTCTGGTTTAGAGATTTGTTAAACCTTTTTATGGCTAGACAATATGCTGAAACGATTGATTTGCAGGACGCTCGGGCATCGCTGGCGGCGTGAAACCATTACCCTGGAGGGCAACCAAGGGCTGGTTTACCATCGCCATGAGTGCCTTCGGTGCGGGAGAATATACAATGGTCATTTCTTCCATCCGCTGTGCATTTGCCCCGAAACGATGATTGATAGCCATTGCCCTGTCTGTTATGGGCATGAGGTTTAACGGCTTTAATCACTGGAGCCGCCGCCGAGATTGACCGAAGGCCACCGGGCTTTCTCGGCTTCCAGTGCATTAATTTGTTGGCCATTTATAGGTGCGGGGATGGCGGTACAGATAGATATTTTGAGCACTAAGAAAAAACGAGGTTGCCCTACTTGCGGGGGCGTTGACGCCAAATCGTGTATGCGCTGCTACGGGAAAACCAGAATGTGTGATTGGTTTAATACGTACTCGGGATGGTCACACTACGGCGAATTGAGCGTAGAAGAACGCAACGAAGCCGGCGCGAAGTATAATTTATAATTCAGGCCAACCACCGTTATAAAGCCCACCCGGCGGCCTAATCCATTTACCAGCCGGGGAAGTCACGCGCCGCAAACCTTGAATTGGAGGGAAAAGCTATGAATCAAGCAGCATTGCAAAGGCCGCCGGCAGCGGGGGTTGGTAATCAACCTCGGCTCAAGGAGTTGGTTCATGGCGTTTGCCGGCGCCGGCATCTGGCTATTCGCACCGAGGCGGCTTACTGGCACTGGATTGTTGACTTTTGCCGCCACTATCAAAACCAAATTCATCCCCGCGAGATGGGCGACCAGGAGGTAACTGGCTACCTCACCCATTTGGCGGTTAAGCGCGGGGTGGCGGCGGCTACGCAGAATCAGGCCTTTAATGCCCTGCTGTTTCTTTATCGCGATGTGCTGTCCAAGCCCCTCGGCAATATCGACGCCATGCGGGCCAAGCGCACCCGGCGGCTGCCGGTGGTTCTTTCCCGGGAAGAGGTAAAGCGGCTGCTGGGCAGGATGACCGGCCAGCACTGGCTGATTGCTTCGCTGCTGTACGGCTCCGGACTGCGGCTAATGGAGGCCATGCGTTTGCGGGTGCAGGATGTGGATTTTGAGCGCAGGCAGATCACCGTGCGCCTGGGCAAGGGCAATAAGGACCGGGTTGTGCCCATGCCCGGCGCCATCGTTGGCGAGCTGCAGCGCCACCTGGCCGCGGCGGAGCGCTTGCACCAGCAGGACCGGGCCGGCAAAATCCCCACTTCGATGGAGCCCTCCCTGGCCCGCAAGTTCCAGTTGGCGCCCTTCACCTGGGGCTGGTTTTACGTATTTCCGGCCCGGCAGCGTGCTATTGATCCGCTCTCCGGCAAGCTCAAGCGCCATCACCTGCACGAAAGCGCCATCCAGAAAGCCGTTCACCAGGCGGCTCGAACGGCCAAGATTACCAAGCGCTGCGGCTGCCATACCCTGCGCCACTCTTTCGCCACCCACCTGCTGGAGGCCGGGCGGGATATCCGCACCATCCAGGAGCTGCTTGGACATAAAGACCTGAGCACTACCATGATCTACACCCATGTGATGAAGAAGGATTCCATACTCAGCCCCATGGACATGGACGATTAACGGTGGAGTCAGTGCAAAACCACATCCCCGGCCTCACCTCAGCCGTGATCATCCGCTCCGATGCCCCCTGGCTGCCGGAGTCGCTGCGCGATCGGCCCGACGATGTCGAGATCCGCTTCCGGTTTTCAGAAGGTGAGCGGCGGATCTATAAGCGCAAGCGTTTCAAGGGTAAGCCGAGCGAGTGGGTTGAAAAAAATGTGGTTGTTACCTATGGGCCATATGACGGCGGCAAGTTCGATTTTTCCGTCAGCCCTTATACTCCCGGCGTTCTTGATGCCTGCTTTTTCCGGTCGGTCCAGGAGATCTCAGTCTGTTCCGCCCCGCAGGTTTTGAAGACTACCCTTGCCCTCCTCTTCCTGGCATACGCTGCCGCGGTTGACCCCGGCCCGGCCCTGGTGGTTTATCCGGACAAGATCACCGCCGGCGACAACAACCGGGACCGCATACAGCCGATGTTTACCAGGTCCCCAGCCTTAAAGCCCTTGCTCACCGGGTACGACGACGATATGTCGTCAATCAGGGTCAAGCTGGTATCGATGATCATCTATATGGCCTGGGCCGGATCGAAGATAGCCACCGCCAACAAATCGATTCGGTACCTAATCAACGACGAAAAAGACCTGTCCCGAGTCGGCTCGGCAGATGAAGCCGACGATCGGACCAACTCGTATCGATACAACAAAAAGATCCTCAACCTATCCACAACTGAATATGAAGCCGGGCCGATCTGGCAGGACCTCACCGTTCGGGCCGAAGTGATTTTCGAATTCTGGGTGCGTTGCCCCAAGTGCCTCACTTTGCAGGTAATGCATTTCGGAACAAAGGATTCCCCATCCGGAATCAAGTGGCCCGAGGATGAGCGGGATCCGGAGCGGATCAAGAACCATGACCTAGCCTGGTATCAATGTGGTTGCGGCGCCAAGTGGGACAGCCACATGCGTGACAAGGCCGTGCAGATGGGAGAATGGCGGGCCAAGGAAGACGGCCGGGAACTCTTTGCCTACCTCGAGGCGTACCGGCCGGTGCATATCGGCTTCCACCTGCCGAGCTGGGTTTCGAGTTTCATCACCCTGGGCAAGGTAGCCGCCGCATTCCTGGCCGGAGCCAAGGACAAGCTGCAGCTAAAGCACTTCACCAACAAGCACGCCGCCGAACCATGGCTCGAATACCACCAGGAGACCAAAGTCGACCGAATCATGGCCCTGAAGGATGACCGCCCTTGGGGCCGGGTCCCCGGGAACAACCAGGTGGCCACCTTGGTCTACGGAGCCGACAGCCAGGATGACGGCTTTTACTATACGATCATGGCCGTGGGCTGGGGGCAGATCCAACCACTCTGGAAGGTTCGGAGTGGATTTGTCACCAGCAAGGAGGCTTTGGCCCGGGTGTTATGGGAAGACCAGTATCTTGATGCCGCCGGAACTCCCTATCTGGTTCAATTCGGCTTGATTGACTCCCAGGGTCATCGGACCAAGGAGGTCTACGACTTCTGCCTGGACCATCGCGGTCAGATTCTGCCGGCCAATGGCCAACAGCGCATGCGGCAGCCGTACACTTACACCAACTTGGAATTTTACCCCGGGAAAAAGGGCGCCATCCCTGGCGGTCTGCAACTGGTCAATGTCAACACCACCCATTTCAAAAACGATCTCGACCGTCGTCTTGATGTGGCGCCGGCCGATCCTGGTGCCATCCTCCTGGACGCCGACACCGACCAAGACTATGCGCTGCAGTTGGACGCCGAATATCGCGATGAAAATGGGATTTGGCAACAGAAAGGAAGTCGGGCAAACCACCAATGGGATTGTTTAAACCTCTGCCTGGTGGCCATTGAAATATTGGCCGTCAAGGTCTGGCCCATCCCCGGGCAAGCGCCGGTTGAGCAGCAGCGGGAGAAAAAACAGTCACAGGGTTCACAATCAAGGAGGAGATGGTAAATGGGGGCACTCGTGGGAATGAAAGAAATTTGTAACCATGCCAAGCGAAGCGAGGCGACGGTGTTGGACCTGATCCGCAACGAGGATTTCCCGGCGGTAAAAATCAAGGGGGTTTGGGAGTCCGACACCGAGGAAATCGCCTCCTGGCGCAAGGGAAAAATCAACGGCGGCAAGGTCAAGGCCAGGAGAAAAACGTCATGAACGGCCCGGCAGAGAAGTGGCGGCGGCTGAACAGCCCGCAATGCCATGATGATTATGGTCTGTCTCTGAGCGAGGCTGAGCTGCGCACCTTCCCGGCTGGCCGGGCGATTCTGGCCGAGGTTTTGCGGCTTCGGCGGCAGAGTAAGCAGATGTCCCTGGTGGCAACCAGATTAGGGGCGGCGGCCGGGAAAACGATGGAAGAGATTCTTGTAAAGGTGCTCAAGGCGCACCCTGAAAAACCCTGTCAACCATAAAGTTGCCCGGTTTACCCGCATACACCCGCATACAAGCCCGGTTTACCCGCATATACCAAATTAGCCAAAACCACCGGATATAGTCGGATCTGAACTTTCAGACCCCTATATCTGGTGTTGGATGGCGATCAAAACCACCGAAGCGCAACTCGAGGAAGTCCAGGCCGCAATCACCAAGGTGATGGCTGGCCAGTCGGTGACCATCGATGGCGAGAGCATTACCCGGGCCGACCTTTCGGCCCTGCAGGACCGCGAAGAGCGGCTGCTGCTCCGCTACCGCCAGGAGATCGGCACCGTCGCCACCCGGGTTTACGCCCGCAACGGAGGCCGGACCTGATGGCCGACCCCCTGCGCCGCGTCGGCAACCTGGTCGACTCCCTGGTCGGGGTTTTCGCCCCCGGCGCCCAATTGCGGCGGCGGGCCCTGCGCACCGCCCTCTACGCCGCCGCCCAGACCAGCGACAGCCACTATGGCTGGAATCCGGTCAATTCCAGCGTCAACGATATCATCCGCGGCTCCTCCTCCACCGTTCGCGCCCGCGTCCGGCAACTGGTCCGCGACTTTCCCTATCTGGCCCGGGCGGTAAACGCCATGGTCGACTACACGGTCGGCGACGGCATCACTTTCCAGGCCCGGATTCAGACCAACAAGGGGTTGCTCGACAAGCGGCGCAACCAGGAAGTGGAAGACGCCTTCCGCTTCTGGGCCGACCAGGCCGACGCCGCCGGCAAGCTCCACTATCACGAGCTGATGCAGCTGGCCCGGCGCCAGGACGTGGAGTGCGGCGAGTTCCTCCTGGTCCAAAAGTACCTCACCGATCCCCGCCGCTACCTGCCTTTGGCCCTGCAGCTTTACGAGCCGGACTGGCTTACCGATTACGCGGTCAAGCCGGAGGCCGGCAACAAGGTGGACCAGGGCGTCGAGTTCGAGCCGGCCACCGGCCGGGTGGTCGCCTATCACTTCACCGATCCGGACGGCTGGGGCAAGTCGCAGCGGATCACCGCCGAGTACGTCACCCACGGTTTCAGCACCCTGCGGCCCGGCCAGCTGCGCGGCATCACCGTCCTGGCCCCGTCCGTGCTCCTGGCCCGCGACCTGGATGACATGATGGGCGCCGAGCTGGACGGGGCCAAGCTGGCCGCCAAGTGGCTGGCCCTGGTCAAGACCGCCGATCCCCTGGGCCGCCAGATCGGCAACGCTCTGCAGACCGCCGACGCCAGCGGCAAGAAGATCGAGTCCCTGGAAAACGGCATCATCGAGTACCTGCGCCCCGGCGAGGAAGTGGAGCTGCAGGCCAACCCCCGTCCCGGCGCCAACTTCCCGCCCTATGTCCGGCTGCTGCTGACCATGGTCTCGGTGGTTTCCGGGGTGCCCTACGAGATTTTAAGCGGCGACTACCAGGGGTTGAACTATTCGACCAGCAAGATGATCCGCTCCGATTTCGCCCACCAGCTCCGGCCCATCGTCAAGCGCCACGTCCGGCAGTTCTGCGAGCCGACCCGGCTGGCCTTCATGGACGCGGCGGTCCTGGCCGGCAAGCTCTCCCTGCCCGGCTATTACCTGGCCCCGCAGCCCTGGCAGCGCGGGCAATGGCAGCCGCCGGGGATGGAGCCGGTGGACCCGGCCCGCGAGACCAAGTCCACCATCGACCAGATCAAGAACGCCCTGCGCTCGCCGCAGGAGGTTTGCCAGGCCCGGGGCCGCGACTTCGAGGAAGTGGTCCAGGAGTGCGCCGCCGCCCGGCAGATCCTTAAGGACAATGGCCTGGAGATCACCGAAGTCAGCACGGCCCTGGCCAACAACCCGGCCGCCGTCGACCAACAAAAGTGAGGATGAGATGAGCAAGAGAAACCGAACCCCCCGCCTCTCCCAACGCAGCGCCCCGGTCGCCCCGGCCCCTAACCAGGTGCCGGCCGGCCTGGATCGGGCCTGCGGCTATCGCTCGATGTCCCTGCGCCTGTCGTCCGACGGCACCCCGGCCAGCCTGGATGAGAAAAACCGCTCGGTCGAAGTGGTGGCCGCCACCGAGACCCCGGTCCAGGTTTTCGACTGGGAGCGCTGGGAAGTGGTGCATGAAGTGCTGTTGATGTCCGGCCTGGAGATGCCGCCATCCCGGCAGGTGGTGCTGCTCGATTCGCATTACCGGGGCGGGGCCGAGTCGGTGATCGGTTCGGCCCGCGAGCTGCAGGTGGCCGGCGCCGATCTGCAGGCCCGGGCCCACTTCACCAGCCAGCCCGAGGGCGAAGGCCCCTACAGCAAACTGCGCGAGGGGCACCTCACCGACTTTTCGGTGGGCTACCGGATCGACAAGGCGGAATGGGTGCCGGAAGGTGAAACCGCCACCATCGCCGGCCGCAAGTTCAGCGGCCCGGTCAAGGTGGTGACCGCCTGGAAAATCAGGGAATTAAGCGTCTGCCCGATCGGGGCCGACGAATTGGCCAAGGCAAGGGCAGAAAACCCCGCGCCGCAAACTCATAAGGAGAACGACATGGATAAAGCCATGCGGGCGTTCCTCGAACGGCAGGGACTGTCCAAAGACGCAACCGATGAAGAAGCCAAGCGCTTCCTGGATGAACTCAACACCAGGGGCGCGGTAATCACGCCGCCCGCCACTCCGGCGGCCACCCCCACCGCCGAAGAGCTGGAGAAGATTCGCTCCGAGGCGGTCGGCAAGGAGCGCGGCCGGATCGGCGAGATTGACGCCATGTGCCGCAAGTACGGCTGCGAGGAGCTGGCCGGGCCGATGATCGTCGCCGGCGACAGCGTCGACGCCGCCCGGGTCAAGGTCCTGGAGCAGGTGGCCACCCGTCGGCAGGAGCCCAACAACCTGGGCTTCCGGGTCGAGGTCGGGGCCGAGGCCCGGGAGAAGTTCCAGGCCGCCGCCAGCGACGGCCTGATGCTGCGGGCCGGGATCGCCGCCCCCCAGGGCCGGCAGATGGCCCCGGGCGCCGACGAGCTGGCCGGCTTCACCCTGCGCGAACTGGCCCGCCATGCCTTGGTGGTGGCCGGCGAGCGGGTGCCCTCCAACCCGATGGAGATGATCGGCCGGGCCCTGACCAGCGCCGACCTGCCGGTGATCCTCGGCAACACCGCCAACCTCTCGCTGCAGTCCGGCTTCGACGCCGCCGACGAGACCTATGCCCAGTGGTGCGGCGAGGGCTCGGTCTCCGACTTCAAGACCCACACCGCCGCCCGGGCCAGTGAGTCCGACGACCTGGCCGAAGTGCCGGACGGCGGCCAGTACAAATACGGCGACCGCGAAGAGCAGTCGGAGCAGTACTCCATCGCCACCTACGGGCGGATCTTCCCGATCACCCGGCAGTCGATCATCAACGACGAGCTGGGCGCCCTGACCACCGTGCCCTTCGAGCACGGCGAGGCCGCCAACCGCAAGATCGGTGACGTGGCCTACGCGGTGCTCACCGCCAACGCCAATATGGGCGACGGGGCCGCCCTGTTCGTGGCCGCGCACGGCAACCTGGCCGCCGGCGGCAATGTCGGCGCGGTGGCCATCGCCACCATGGCCGAGGCCATCCGGGCCATGAAGACCCAAAAGGACATCAAGGGCAAGCGCCGCCTCAACATCCGGCCGATGTTCTACCTGGCCCCGGTCACCGCCGAAGGGGCGGCCGAGGTCTTCTTCCGCTCCGAGCGCTTCACCGACTCCGACACCGTCGCCACCGACAGCTCGCTGGCCGGCAGCCGGGTCAACCCCTACTCCGGCAACTACATCACCCGGGTCTACGATTCCCGCCTGGATGACGACTCCACCACCGCCTGGTACCTGTCGGCCAAGAAGGGCCAGTTCGTCAAGCTCTTCTTCCTGAACGGCGTCAAGCGCCCCTACCTGGAAGTCCAGCGAGGCTGGACCGTGGACGGGGTCGAGAACAAGGTCCGGATCGACGTGGGCGCCAAGGCCATGAACTGGAAGGGCGGCTACAAGAACCCCGGCGCGTGATCGGCCGGTTGAGCCGTAACGGTTAAACCATCGGGGCCGGGATCTCCCGGCCCCTCACCAAAATTTGCAAGGAGAACACCATGGGTACCGGAGCACTCGATAACAAACTGCAAGTCGCTTACTTCGAATACGATTTCGCCAGAGACGGCGGAGCGATCGGCGACATCACCCTGCGCGGCAACTCTTTGCCCGCCTACGCCATCGTGATCGGCGGCATGATCGACGTTGAAGTCGCGGTCACTTCCGCCGACGCCGCCACCATTGCCCTGAACCTGGAAGCGGCCGCCGACGTGCTGGCCATTACCGGCAAGGCATCGTTCAGCCTGGCGGCCCTGCTCGACGTGGTGCCGGTCAACACCGCCGCCACTGCCGTCCGGCTGACCGCCATCAGAAAACTGGTGGCGACGGTGGCCGACTTTGCCCTCACCGCCGGCAAGTTCACCGTGGCGCTGACCTACATCCTGCCCCGCGACTGACAGAGGTAATTCGTTGTGGGTTTAAGAGAAGTATTCGCCCAGGCCGTCGCCGATCTGTATTCCGATCCGGATATGGGTTCGGTGGCGGTCTTTACTCCGTTAGCCGGGGATCCGGTTCCGGAGTGCCATGTGGTCGTGCGTTTCAACCAGCAGCTGGCCACTTCCGGCTTGGATTCGCAAGTCTTCACTCTGGGGACAACCTTGCGTTATCTGCAGGCCGAAATCGGGCGCCAGGTAAAGGTTGGAGAAATATTCACCGACTCGTCAGGTATTTACACGGTCGAAAAGCTGCTCTCCAACGACGGCATCTCCGGGATGGTGGTGGTCAAATGCTGAAAGTGCGGATCAATCAGGCCGATCTGTTCAAGGTTGGGCTGCTCCTGGGCGGCATCGAAAAGGGTTCGGCCACCGCCATTTCCCGGGCGGTCAACAAGGGGTTGGACGGGGTCAGCCCGGAGGTCAAAAGCGTGGTGGGCTCGGAGATCAACGCCAAGGCCAAGGCGGTAACCAGCCAGGTCAAAGTGATTAAGACCTGGCCTGGAAACCTTAACGGCAAGGCGGTGATCGGCGAAGGCGCATATGGACGCGGCAAGGGGACGGCGCTGATCGATTACCGCAACAGCCGGCAGACCAAAAAAGGGGTGACGGTGGTGCTCAAGTCCGGCCGTTCCCGCACTTTGATTCCCGGCGCCTTTATCGCCACCATGAGGTCCGGCCATCGCGGCGTTTTCCGCCGGGCCGGCTATACCAACCTGTACGAACCCCGAGGTACCAAGGGGATTTTTATCGAAGGCGGCAAGGTAATTACCCCAAAAAGCCCCGGCCAGCGGAGAGAGGCAATCAAGGAACTGTTTTCTACTTCGGTGGTCGACGCCATGGGCGACAATCTGCCCCTCGTCGTTTACCGGGTCCAGGCCCGAATCGATAAAGAGCTTTCCCGGCAGGTCGACCTGCTGTTGAGCAAATGACCATGGCCGACACCATCCGCGAACAGATCATCCAGGCCATTGCCGCCAAGCTGGCCCTGGTCCGCACCGCTTCCGGTTACGCCACCGACTGCGGCGCCCTGGTACTGCGTGAACGGAGCCGGCTCGATCCCGAGGCCGCTGAGATCCCGGCCTTTGTGATCTGGCCCGGGCCGGAAACCGTGGTGCAGCAGTACGGCAAAAATCTTTGCGCCATGACCGTCAATGTCGACGCCCATGTCAGCCTGGCCGGCTCCGAGGCCTCGGTGCTCAAGGAGCGGATGCTGGGCGACCTGATCAAGAGCATGACCAACCCGGCGCTTACTCCGGACACCACCGGCGGCCTGGCCAACCAGGTGCTTTACACCGGCGGCGGCGGCGGAGCGACGGCCGAGGCTGGCGATGAGACTATCGGCATCACCACCGCCTTTTCCATCAAGTACCAGACCAAAATCGGCGACCCCTATAACCAATAAGGAGACAGACCATGGGCAATGCAGCCAACGCGGCCATCCATTACGAGTCCGGCCAAACCCCCACCAACATGACCGCCCTGACCGATACCGGCGATCATAAAACTTTCAACTCCGCGGCCGAGGTTTTCAGCCGCAAGTCCGGCTTTCGGGCCAACATCAAGCCGAACGGCCTGGCCACCGGCGGAGCGGTTACCCCGGCCGCCTCCGGCACCAACGACCTGGTGGATGGCGCCGCCCTCACCTGCTATCTGGCCGGGGTGCTGACCGAGGTCGCTGCCGACACCGATCTGGCCTGCACCAGGGGCGCCGATACCGATACCCACATCATCAACTCGATTACCGTCACCGACGCCGGGGCCTATGCCGTGGTAGCCGGGACCGACGGCGCCGCTTTCTCCGAAACCCGGGACGCCGAAGGCGGGCCGCCGCTGATCCCGGTCGGCTCCATCGAGATCGCCCAGGTCCGCCTGTCCAGCATCGCCGCGGCCGCCATCACCGCCGCCGAGATTTACGCCATTGTCGGCACCCACGTCGAGCGCTTTGACTATCCGCCGTTCTCCGAGGCCTCGGTCCGGGTCGAAAACCGGATCATGGGTTTTGCCGGGGTGGATTTTGCCACGGCCCTGCCGCTGATCCATACCGGCCCCGCCGCCAAGAAGGTTTACGCCAGCTATTACGAGCCGGAGTTTATCAAGGTGCCGGTTTCCGCCGATTTCGTCCCGGCCGAGACCACCCATTCGACCAACTCCAAACAATATTACGAGACCACCAAGGGTTCGGTGTCCAGCTCCATCGGCCAATCCAGCTTTACCGCGGTGCTGGAAGACGGCATTTCCGACAGCTTCCTGGAAATGAAGAACCAGACCATCTGGTTCAAGTTTTTCAAGGATAAGCTGGACGATAAGTACGTGCTGACCAACGGCAAACTCGGCATCAGCCGGCAATTCCCGGCCGGCGACGACATCACCGCCGCCTGCACGGTCAGCGCCGAGGATGCCAGCGTCGAGGTAATCGGCTGATGGCCACAAATACCAAGCCCAAGTTCGACCTGAAGCGCTTTAAGCAGGCCAAATGGCGACCCCGGACCGAGGATGTGCCGGTACCTGACCTGCGCGATTTTTTCAACGGTCTTCCTGAAGGTGAGACCCCGGTCTGGAAAGTCCGGGGTCTCACCGGCAAGGAACTTGCCCTGGCAAACGAAGCGGCGAACAGGAACAAGGACTTGGTCGCCCTGGTCGGGAAAATGGCCGGCGGCACCAGTAAGGAGAAAGCGGCGGCGGTTGCCGAGGCCTACGGTTTAGACGCGGATACAACTCCGGATCTGGCCAAACGCATCTATATGTTGGAGGTCGGTTCGGAAGAGCCACAAATCGATCTGGAATTGGCGAAGATTTTCTGCAAAGCGTTCCCGGTCGAATTCTACGAGATCACAAACAAAATTTCGAGATTGACCGGCGAGGGGCATATCCCGGGAAAGCCTCAAGCCTCTGGAAAAGAGGCGACGTAAAAGCTGCCTTGGCCTTGGGGCACAAATGGGGCAAGCCCTTGTTCGAATTACGCCCCGACCTGTTCCCGGAAGGATTTTTAACCGATGCCGAAACAGAGCTTTGGGGGCTCTACCTCGACTCGATAAAGAAAAAGTGATGCCATGGCCGACCAGAAACGCACGGTTGAAATCATTTTTGAAGGTGTTGACAACACCGCCAAAATCACCAAAGGCATCACTTCGACGCTGGATAAGCTGGCCGGCGGGGTCGGAGATATCACCGCCCCGCTGGCCGCCGCCGGCGAAGGGCTCTTGAAGCTTGAGGGTTCGATTATCGCGGTTGGTGCCGCCTATGCGGTATATGCCTTCGAATCTTCCAAGAAGTTTGAATCGGCCCAGCTCGATTTGCAAAAAGTCCTCAGCGATAGCGACGGGGATGTTTCGCAATATTCAGACCAGGTTTTCGAGCTGTCCAATAAATACGGGATGGCGTCGGCCGATATTTTGCAGTCCGCCGCTAATTTCCGGCAATCAGGCTTCGATACCAAGGAAGCCTTCGACCTGGTCAAGGTTTCCCTCGATCAGGCGATTGCCGGTGAAATCGGCGCGGCGGAGTCGAGCGATTTACTGGTTGCCGCCCTGAAGGGCTTCAAAGCCCCGGCTGATGAAGCCGCCCGCCTGGTCGACGTTCTCAATGAGACCTCGAATAATTACGCCACCGATTTGAAGCAGTTGGCCATCGGCATGGCGGACTTCTCGCCGATTGCCAAGCAGATGGGTTTCTCTTTTGAGGAGACCGCCGGTCTGCTAACCCCGGTGATCGAGGTTTTCCGGGACGGTAGCGAGGCCTCGACCGCGCTCAAAACCGGCCTGCTCAAGTTGATCGATGATAGTGCCCCGGTGCAAAAGGCGCTGGCCTCAATCGGGGTATCGCAGACCGACGCCAATGGGGCGCTGCGTTCCGGCAAAGATATCCTGCTCGATGTTTCGGCGGCCTTCCAGGCCCTGGACGAAAACCAGAAGCTTTACATCACCCAGCAGCTTACCGGGATTCATCAGGCCGCCAAGATGGTCGAGGTATTTAATGGCTTGGCCAAGTCGCAGGAGATCACCGCCACCGCCATGCAGGCCGCCGGGTCGGCGGCCAAGGAAGTGGAGATCCGCCTAGCCGGGGCTAAAGCCGCCGCCGATAGAGTGAAGGTCGGTTTTGAGAACCTGGGCATTGTTATTGGCCTGAATTTTAAGAACGAAATCAAAGAGGTTCTCGACGGGGTTTCTCTGCTGGAAATTGCCATGCAGAAAGTGGTTACCAGCGGCGGCCTGAAGCCGTTGTTTGAAGCCCTTAATCCGCTCATCACCAAAATCAGCGATCTCCTCAAAGCCGTGGCCAAAAATCTTCCGGCCGCCTTCAATGGGATTGATTTCGGCCGGCTGGTGGCCTCGTTTGAAGGGCTGGGCGGGTCGATTGGCCAGGCCCTGGAGGCCTTCTTCGGGCCGATGGATTTGACCACCGTCGAGGGTTTGCGGGATTTAATTCAAAAGCTGGTGGACGGCCTGGCCGTCCTCACTGAGACCACCAGTGGGATGGTGCAAGGTTTCAAACCTTTTCTGGAGCAGTTGGCCAAGATCAAGGATGCATTTTTTTCCCTTGATAGTAGTGGCACCAATTCCTTGGGAACGATGCTGGGCATGGCCACAGCCATTAACGGACTGCTTGGTCCGCTCCAAAGTGCCCTTGGTTCAGTTAAGGGAATTGCAATTGCTTTTGAGACTCTTTCAGGGGTTCAGATTCTGAAATTAATTGGATCTATTACAGGTCCAAGTGGACTTACAACAGCATTGACTGGGCCAAGCATTGGAGCTGTAGCTGGATTTACAGTTGCCGCTACTGCTGGATATGCTTTTGGAAATATGCTGCGGGATATGTTTCCGCAAATCGATATCTGGGCAAACAAAATAGCCAACGGTATCGGTTGGTTGCTCTTGCAGGGAGATCAACAGAAGGAGATCAACCGGCTGACCCAGGGCGGCACCAAACTGACCGAGGAGCAGATCGAGGTCGAGAGAAAACGCCTGGAGCAGCTCAAGGAAATCCCGGAGATAATCGAAACCGAGGTAACCACCAAGTTCGACGCCGCCGCCTTTGCCGAGCATCTTGATTATCTCGATGCGATGAAGGAACTGACGATCACTCCAAAGGTCGACAAGCCGGCGGCTGCAACCGCAAAAACGGAACTGCTTTCGTACTTCGTCAACGGCGAGCAGCGCTGGATGGAAGTCGAAGTTGCTCCGGTAGTGACACCCGGAAAGCTCGAAGAAGTTTCAAAATCAGTTGAGGCCGAATTGGGCCTGAAACGATACGAGATCGAAATCGAGGCCAATAGCGAAAACCTCAAAACACAGGCGGCCCTGATTGAGAAATCTCTTGAGTTCAAGGCCCAGGTCGATATCGCCGAGTTTGAGGCCGCCGCCAAAACCGTGGAGGCCCTGAGCAGTTCGATCAGCGCTGCTCTCAGCAGTTCGGCCGAGGTGGCCGGGTCGCTGCTGTCCAGCCTGGGCGAAGTCTCCTCCGGCAGCAGCCGGAGCTATTATCTCCAGAGCCTGCTGGACGATGAGATGCGCCTGCGCCAGGAGGCCCTGGACCTGCAGCGCGACCTTAATCAGGCCCAAATCGACTACATGAACGCCAAGACCAGGGCAATCAACCAGGGTGACGCGCAGATCAAGATCACCGCCGACGGTATGGAGCCGGAGATCGAAGCCTTCATGTGGCGCATCCTGGACAAGATCCAGCTCCGGGCCGCCGCCGAACAGGCCGAATTCCTGCTGGGACTGCCGGCATGATCGCGGTCTTGAGCGCCATCGCCGCCGATCCGCTCGGGGTGGTCGAGTTGGAGATCGATTTCTCCGGCAGCGATTTCAATTCCCTGAGCCGGCGAATCAGCCGCACCGCCACCCTGGACGGCGGGGTGGTGCTCACCGACCTCGGCTACAGCGACGGCGACCGCACGGTGCTGCTGGCCACCCCGCCGGACGCCGAGGCCCTGGCCGGCTTGCAGTACCTGCTCCGCAATTATGGCCTGGTCAACGTCGCCCTGCCCGACGGCTTTTACCAGACCGGCCTCGCCAACCTGCAGGCCAACGGCGAGAACCTGGCCGTGTCCCTGCTGCTCAAACAACGACTTTCCGCCTAGAGGAGGCACCGCCATGGCCGTAACCGCCACATTAAGCAACCACTACAAGGCCCAGCTCAAAAAAGGGGCCATCGATGAGGTCAACGACGTCTTCAAGCTGATCCTGATGAACACCACTTTCGCCTTCGACAAGGACGCTCATGCCACCCTGGCCGATGTGACCGCCGATCAGTTGGCCACCGGCAACGGCTACACTCAGGACAACAAGGAGCTGGCCAACCAGGCGGTGGACGAAGACGACACCAACGACCGGGCCCGCTTCTCCGCCGACCCGGCCACCTTTACCGCCGCCGGCGGCGCCATCGGCCCCACCGGCGCGGCGATCATCTACGACGATACCACCGCCGACGATACCGTGGTCGGCTGCATCGATTTCGGCGGCGACATCACCGTGCCCGAAGGCTTTTCGTTCCAGATCTCCGGGCTGACCAACGACCTGACATGATCCCCACCAGTCCGGACACCACCAAGCTGCTGGTCCACGCCGCCGAAGCGGCCGGCTCGACCACCCCGGCGGACTCCTCCCCCTCGGCCCATACCCTGGCGGCGGCCGGCAATGCCCAGGTCTCGGACGACCATGCCTGCCTGGGCAACAACATGCTCAAGTTCGACGGCGCGGGCGATTATTTTGCCCTGCCCTACTCCAGCGATTTCGATTTCGGCTCGGGCGCCTTTACGGTGGATTTTTGGCTTTGGCTGCCTTCGGCCGGGTTTACCGGCGGCCTGATCGCCGCTCGCAGCAGTTCTTCCTCCTATTGCCCGCTGGCCTTGTCTATATCGACCGGCAAGATCTGGCTGCTGATGTCCAGCGGTAACTCCAGTTGGCAGGTCAATACATATGGGCCGACCACCGTGCCGGTGGGTGAGCTGGTCCATGTGGCTTTGGTGCGAAACGCCGCGGGCCAGACCAGGGTGTACCTGAACGGGGTGGTCGAGTTGACCACTACCGCGGTTCTAACTTTTTCCGTGCTTGGCCAGCCCTGGACCATCGGCGCCCAGGCTACCGACATCCAATATCTAAACGGCTATCTCGGCGAGCTGCGGATTCTGAAAGGCGAGGCGGCCTGGACCGAGCCTTTTACCCCGCCGGCCGAAGCCTACACGGTCGTCGGCGACGAAACGGTGGTTTGCCCCGGCTTTGCCGGCGCCGCCAGTCTGGCGGCAAGCCCCGGCCTGCAGGTGGTCTGCCCCGGCTTTAGTGTCGAGGCCAGCCTGACGGCCACGCTTTTCGAGGGGGTGGTCATCGAGGCGCCCGGCTTTACCGGCACGGCCGGGCTGAGCGGGGCGGCGGCGCAACTGCTGGCCGGCTGTCAATTTACCGCCGTCGCGGCCCTGGCTGCCGACCTCGAGGCCCTGGCGGTTTTGGTGACCTGTCCCGGTTTTGCGGCGGAGCTTACCCTGGCGGCCGCGGCGGCGCTGCTCGACTACGCGAATCCGGCCCTGCGCTACTATTGCACCCTGACCGGCGCCGCCGACGGCCAGTCGGATCTGCTGCTGCCGATCAGTTCTTTTCAGGCCCAGCACCGGCGGGCCGCCGCCAGCTATCTGTCGGTGGTGGTGCCGGGCAACGCCAACGACGCGGAGATCGCCGCCCGGCCAAATGGTGCGCTGGTGCTGCGCATGGCCAAGGTTTTCGCCGGAGCGGTCTTTCACTCCGAGGAGATTCTCCGGGTACCCCTGGAACAAATCCGCACCGACGACGGCGGCCGCAACCGGTCGGCCACTTTGTCAGGCTACGCCACGCTTGTTTACGCGGCCAAAGAGGTCACCCTGCAGGGGGTGGTCTATCGGGCGGTGCATGAGGGAAAAACCCGCTTGCGGCTGGCCTTTCCGGATATCTTTCTCCGCCCCGGCGATACCGCCGTGCATGGCGACGACTCCTTTACGGTGGAGTCGATCAGCTACTCGGTCGGCACTCGGGGCACTACTTGCGAGGTTAGCGCCTGATGGGCAAGGGCACCATCATCAGCGGCGGGGCCGCCGGGCTCTACCAGGTCCAGGTCAATTTCGACCGCGCCCGGATCGAGGCGGAGCTGGCCCGGTTGGCTACGGCCATCGCCGAGCAAGGTACGGCCATCGACAACCTGGCCGCCGAAATCACCGCCGCCGAGGCCGATCCAGCCTTGGCCGGCCAGCTCGGCGAGCTGCGCTCGAGATACGGCCGGGCCAAGCTGGTCCGGGCCGGGATGGAGAGGCGCCAGGCTTATCTGAATTCGCTGCACCTGTCAGATCCCACGCTTGAGGCCTGGTGCGCCGACCTGACCGAGGATCTGGCCGGCGAAGTGGCCACCATCGAGGTTAACGGCGAACGGGAGCGCGGCCTGTTGATCGCCCCGGGCTATGCCGACGGCGCCCACTACAATTCAGCCGAGCACGGCCGGCTGCAGCCGGTGGCGGCATCGACCCCGGCCGGAGTGTTCAGCAACCTGGCCCTGATGCCGGGCTGGCAGAAATGGCGGCCAACCTACCGCCTGGGCGAGATCACCGCCAAGGCGGGGGATCTATGCGACGTGGCCTTGGACCAGGCCGCTTTTTCGGACCGGGGCTCAGGGCTGTCCGCCAACCTCAACATCAACCAGAATACGGTGGGCGGCCAGGTTACCCTGGAGGTGGTGCCGATCAACTACATGAATTGCGACGGCGCGGCCTTTCAGGTCGGCGACCGGGTGGTGGTGCATTTTATCGACCAGGACTGGAACGATCCGCAGGTGATCGGCTTCGAGAGCAACCCGCGCCACTGTCTGTTCTATGTCCTGCGGATCAAGCTGCAACTGCAGCGGGCGATCGACGCCGGCGGGGATATCTGGCAGGATACCGGCGACTATATGGCGCTGTTTTGGGACCTGGACAACAACCAGCCGCTGCCGGTGCAAAAAGAGGATGAAACCCTCTGGGATTACCCTCTAAGCCAGACCGACGCCGAAGGCGATTTCTGGGATGATCTGCTGAACCAGTACGGCGCCGGCGTATCTCTGACCCCGCCTGCTCCGCTGCTGAACATGGTAGGACTGGAGGATTCGCCGATCCAGTACGATGGTAATTATCTGGATTTCGGCGCCGGCCGCACCTTCCTGACAACAGCCAGTCCCATGAGTTTACTGGGCCTGGGCCAGACCCTGTTATTTATCAACTGGGATTTCGATGAAAATGGCGATTATAGCGAGGCCGATGCCGCCAACTACAGCAACGCCCAGGAAAACAGCTACGGCGAGCTCGATAGCTTCGCCTGTGATTATGCATGGTCCATCATTATCCCTGAGCCGGTCCAGACCGGGGAAGTGGGGGTTGACTGGACCACCACGGCAAATGGCTCCTGGGCGGATGACTGGAGCGACACGGCCGAGCTGCCGTCCGGCGGTTTCCTGCCGCCATATACCGTCTATGGCATCGGCTTTCAGGGCAGTACACTTTTCCCGGCCTTCAATTTCAGCGACTTCCGGATCCGGACTCTGAACAGCAGCGGTGCCGCCGAGCTGTCCTGGGCGCTCAGCGTCGAATGGGCCGGCTCCGGCAGCCAGACCAAGTCGTTTTCTCGCAGCGACCATTCCGTCAGAGTGGCAGTGGACCCCGACGAATATTCTTCCAACGGCGGCGGCTCGGTCTACAACAGTTCGGATTATTCCGGCGCCGGCCTGGCCACCTCACCCGACGGCGAGATCTACGATATCGGCCTGGCCCAACTGGTCGGTCAGTCGTGCCATGTTTCTTGGTCGGACGGCGGCGTCTCCCCCTCCCTGTCCGGCGAGTTCTCCCGGTCGGTTGATTACCTCTTCCGGGCCGTGGCCCTGGCCTCGGACTATTCCACCAGCGCCAACTACCAGGCCCTGATCCTCGGCGAAGCGGTCTCCACCGGAAATAAGGCGCTGACCGGGGCCGTCACCGGCGAGCCGGAGCCGGCCTGGAATCCGTTGTCGCAACAATGGTCCTGGTCGTGGCTAAACAATCTCGAAGAAGACGCGATCCAGTACAGCGGCCACGCGGTCAACTATACCATTTCGGCCCGGGCGGCCCTCTGTGCCGACGCCGATACCCAGAACCCCTGGGAGCTGCCGGCCAATGAAGACCTGGAAGCCCAGCTTAACTTGATGCTCTCCGAATTACTGGCCCTGTACCCGGATCCCAACACCGCCGATCCCGGCCTGATCATGGGCGAGGATTTGAATTTCTGGCGGCTCGATTTCGATATCGCCCCATTGGTCAGACCATAGCGAGGAGAAGGACATGAAACGAATCCAGATTGATCTGGAAATCATCGAAGGCGGCCGGTTCCGGCAGCCCTTCATCTGGGAGAGCGGTCCCACCGAAGCCACGGCCGTGCCGGTCGACCTTACCGGCAACAGCGCCCTGATGTCAGTGCGGAAAAAGCTGACGGACCAAGTGCCGCTGCTCGACTACAGCACCGCGGGCGGCATCCTGGAGATCGCCGATCAGGTAACCAATAAGGGCCAAATCAACCTCGATGACCTGGGCCTCACCACTCCGGGGATCTGCGCCGATCACAAAGACTTCACCGGGGTGTACGACCTGTTCATCTACGCCGCCGACGGCACCCCCAGGGTCTGCTTCTACGGCCCGGTAAAAACCTGGGCGGCGGCCCCCGCCCCTGGGAAGAGGAGGCCTAAGATGAGCACCGACGTGATCAAGGTCGTCACCACCGAGGTCCAAGTTGTCAAAGTAATCACCGAAGGCCCGTCAGGCCCGGCAGGCCCGCAAGGCGACCCCGGCCCCGGCTACAATCTCGGCCTGGAGCAATTCTACCAGGCTGTGGCGGCCGGCACCTGCACCGTCTGCGCGGTTGGGACGTCTTTAACCGAAGCGGTAGAAATACAGCTTGAACGGCAGAACTCCTACATCTTTCAGATTATGAGGGGGTTGCGATCGCGTTTCCCAAACTGCGAATTTACCCTGATCAACTTGAGCCTGGGAGCGCGGGGCTTGGATGACTACGTTGACCCTGATTACATCGCCGTGACTTTTCCGGATGACCCAACCTCTAATTTTTACCGTGGCGCTGGTGATCCTGACGTGTGGCCGGGGGGGGCTGAACTCGGAAAATCCTGGCGCGACCACGCCCGAGACGCAAATGCCGATTTGTTCATTATAGACCACGGCCTCAACGACCTTCAATTTTGCGCCCAGTTCTGGGCCAGCCTGGTCTCGGCCATTGCCTACGCCAACACTTGGCCAAAGGTTCCGTCTATCCTCCTCAGCACCAACATCCTTGCAACTACGGCGGCAGCGCCTTACGACGCACTACAGCCGATCTATGAGGCCAGGGCCAGGCTGACTCGGTTGGCGGCTGAGACCTACGGTTGCGGACTGATCGATCCTAATCGGTACTGGCGGTTAGCCCGGGATGGAAAGGACGAATTGCGGCCGATCTTGGAGCCGGTCTCCGACCTGGCGACCTGGGAATTAGATAGCGGCAGCGCGCCCTCGGTTCAAACGGCTAACGCAATTACAGCGGCGGCTGTATGCATTTTGAAATCGACAGCAGTCCAACACTATAACGCCGAAATAGACCTGGACTATACGCCCTCTAATTCAACCACTCAGGTGAAATTTGGAGTTCGCCGGCAACCGGCTGACGCATGGACCAAAGGGCTATACGTCAGCCGATCAGGGTCGGTGTTGGAAGTTTACGAGTACGAAAATGTAGTGCAGTCATGGACCGTGGCAACGGCCGCAGTCGGGGTTAAAGAAGATCTCCGGATCAGGTACGAAAACCATCGAGTCATGATCTGGCGCAATGGAACTCTTATGGGAGTAGTGCCGACAACCACTTTGTGGCGCGGTTCCATGTTCATTAATGTCCGCCACGCCGCTCTGACAAATATCAGCCTTGACTCTGGGGATTTCTTCGGTGCCCAAGCTGCGACCCACACTAATGCAGAGCTTATCGGAACCAAAACAGTTGAGGACTGGGACGCCGGAGATCATTCAATCGGCGGAAACTCCGTTAAACATCCGACCCGAATCGGAACACTGCACGTATTTGGGCAAGCTGTCGTCGAGTTTGTGGCGAAGTTGTGAACAAGGCTAAAAAAAGGGGGGAAGCATGCCGACTTTGTCAACTGCCGATCATGAGGCCATCGCCGGGAAAGTGGCGGAGCAGATTTTTTTACGGGATCAGCTCCACCACCCCCACTGCAATTGCCCGGTCGGTAACGAGCGCCACGACAAGCATCATCAACTGATCGATGAGCTGATCGACTTTTTCGACCGCTTCAAATCCCTGCGCTGGGGCGTGGCCCGGGCGGTGCTC